CGTGAGCGCATCCAGATGGGCGCGCCGGGCCGCAGCCGCAAGGATGAACTGCTGATGCTGCAGACCGATGTGCGCGAGGGTCGCTTGAGCCAGCGCACCTATCTGGCACAGGTCAAGGCGCTGGGCATGCTGGGCGAGGTCGAGGTCGAGGCCGAGCTACAGGCCGCAGAAGACGAGAAGGAGCGCGCGCTCGAGGCGCAGATGGCTCGCTTCGTTCAGCAACCCCGAGCTGACGCATGACGGACACCACATATGTCGATGTCGTCTGCGTGTGCGGTGCCAAGCTAATTCATGGCGGCGATCACGACTGCGAACCGCAAGACGATTACGGAATGGTGAGCAACCTAAGCTGCAACACGTGCGGGCGCGTTGTTTTTATCTACACGCCGCGAGCAGGCATTGAAACATGACCGGACTGCCGCCGCCGATCGACCCCGAGCTGCGCGCTCGCCTACGGCGCGAGCTCAAGCAGCGCGCCAGCGAGTTCCTCACGCGCTTCAATCGGCATGATGTGCTGATGGCTCGAGGCGTGCGCGGCGTGCAGATCGAGGCCGTGCAGCAGTTCCGCAGGCTTGTGGTGGAGCCGCTGCTCGACAGCATCGGGGGCACCTTAGCGGGCATCGACGCACGCGGGCGCGAGGTCACACCTGAGCGATACCCGCAGCTCGCCCTACTACTAGACGAGATCGACCTGATCTTGCAGCGCGGCATCCTGGAGCTGCGCCAGTTGACAGAGGCACGGCTGCAAGAGGTGGGGCAGCGCGAGGCCGACTTCGTAGCCGAGAACGTCGAGCGCACGACCGACCAAGCCATACCGCTGGTGCAAGCGCCAGACCCGTCGCAGCAGCGCGTCATGGGCGACACGCCGGAGCAGTGGTTCGACAAGATGCTGCAAGCGCCCACGGGCGACAGCCTGCGGCGGCGCATCCTGCAGGGACTTGAGCAGGGCGAGACCGTCGATCAGATCGTGCGCGGCATCCGTGGATCGCGCACCGAGGAGGGCATACTGGACAAGGCTGCAACAGGCGTCGAGACGCTGGTGCGGACTGCTGCGACGACGGAGAGCAACGCGGCGCGCGAGGAGACGTTCCGCGAGCTCGGCATTGAGCGGTGGCGCTTCGTGGCCACGCTCGACAGCCGCACGACCATCCTGTGCGCTAGCCTAGACGGCAAGACCTACCCGGTGGGCGAGGGGCCAATGCCGCCGCTGCATCCCAACTGTCGCAGCACTGCCGTGCCGTTTTTCGACGAGGAGCCGGAGGGCACGCGCGCGGCGTTTGATGGTCAGGTCGAGGCCAAGGTCACGTTCGAGGAATGGCTACAGACGCGCCCACAGGCCGAGCAGAACGAGATGCTGGGCAAGACCAAGGCAGCGGCATGGCGTCGCGGCGACATCACCTTGCAGCAGATGCTAGGCCGCGACTTGCAGCCGCTGACGCTGGAGGAATTACGACAGAAAGACAGGCTTTAAAAATGCACAAATACAAGAAGGGCAAGAAGCCCAAGAAGCCCACGACCACGAAACCCAAGCCCAAGAGGTAGACGATGCTGAGAAAGACCTACGCAGCGCAGGACGAGATCCCGGAGGGTCTGCGCGATTACTACGCCGACACCGGCAACGGATGGCAGCTCCAAGTTGAGACCGGCGACAGCCCGGCGGTTGACCTGACCCGATACCGCGAGATGCGCGACAACAACATTCGGATGAAGGCCCAGCTTGAGGAGCTGATGACGGAGCAGGAGCAGATCCGAGGCCAGTACAAGAGCATGCTGGACAAGGCGCAGGGCGAGGAGGAGGCCGCGCTGCTCAAGTCGGGGCAGTTCGACGAGGTGCTCGAGCGCCGCACGCAGTCGATCAAGAGCGAATACCAGCGCCAGCTTGAGGATCTGCACGCGCAGCGAGAGCAGGCCGAGAACGACAAGCAGGCCGCGCGCCAGAGGTTTGGCAGCGTTTACCTGGGCGAGCAGCTCGCGGGAGCTCTCGAGCGCAAGAAGCTGCGCCTACGCCCCACGGCCCGTGCCGACCTACTCACAAGGGCGGGGGGCACCTTCGAGCCGAACGATGCACTGGATGCGCTGGTCGCTAAGCACGACAACGTGGGCGAGCGCGGCGAGTCGCTGACCATCGAGGAATGGCTGGATCGCACCGTGAGCGATGCGCCGCACCTGTTTGACGGTGGGGACGGCGGCGGAGCTACGCCTGGCGGCGGCGTCGGCGGGAACCGCATCCGCATGGCTGACGTTCAGTCAGACCCGGTGGCGTTCTTGCAGGCGTCCGAGAAGGTCGCGCGCGGGGAGGCACAATGGACAGAATGATGCGAATGCACAGCGTGCAGTTCCGCCATCACAGCGGACCCGTGGACCTTGTGCAGCCCAAGGGCAGCAAGCTGCTGCGCGTCTACCAGAGCGGCAGCGGCTACTGGTTCGCCGACATGCTGTCGCCGGAGATGGCCCACGAGGAGGAGCCGCTGCGCCTGTGGCTGCTTACCCACAAGGACACGCATACGAGCGTCGCCGAGAACTGGGACTGCGTCGGGCACAGCACCAGCCGCCAAGGGCTGCGTGTTTACGTGTTCCAACAAACGAGCACGCCAGCCAAGCGCAAGCCGGGCAGGCCACGCAAGGCCGCCCAGAAGCCGCCGGTTGACCCCGGCACGCCCTAGCGGATACAATGCCGCCGCGCAGGTTCCCGCGTCATGTAGACGCACCTGCGCGCCGCAGACGCGGTCGAGCTCGATCCACAGCGTGGACCGGGCGACGCCGCCGAAACGGTAGCCCAGCGGGCTGCCGACGACCGGGCCGGTCGGAGCGGGTTTGCAGAAAACTTGAACACCAAAGGAGACGGGCAGCGCCTGTTTCTGGTCGTCGGCCCGCAAGTCTGAATGGCGAACACCATTACCAACGTCGTCCCCAAGCTTGTGGGGCTGATGCTTCCCAAGTTGCGAGCGCACAGCGTCATGCCGCGCCTCGTCAACCGCGATTTTGACACGCTTGGCGCGCAGCCTGGCAGCTCGATCGATGTCCCGATTCCGCCGAGCATCACCACGGCGGCAGTGACTGCTGCGGCAACGCCTGCGGCCACGTCGGACATCACGCTGTCCACGGTCAACGTCCCGCTTTCGAGCTGGAACGAGGCCGCGTTCTACATGACCGACAAGGATCTGATGGAGGTCCAAGGCGACAAGCTGCCGGGCGTCGTCGATGCTGCTCTGGCGTCGATCGTCGAGAAGATCGACACCGACATTCTCGAGGCCACCATGAACGGTCACGGGCTTGCGGACGATCAATCGGCCAGCGTGTTTAACGCGATCGCCGACGTCACCGCGCCGCAGAAGTTGCTCAACAAGAACAAGGTCGCGCGTGGCGATCGCTTCTGCGTGTTCGACACCGACGCCGAGGCCAACTTGCTGGCGCTTGAGCAGTTCACCAGCGGCGACTACGTGACGGGCTTCCCGTTCGAGTCGGGCGACGTGGGCTTGCAGCAGAAGATGGGCATGGCGTGGGTCATGTCGCAGAACGTGCGGACGCACACGGCTGGCGGTGCTAACGCCAACTACGACCTGAACGGCGCGTCGTCTGCGGGTGACAAGACCATCACGGTGGACACCGGCTCGGGCACCATCCTCGAGGGCGACACGCTGACGATCGGCAGCTACAACTACGGCGTCGCAAGCACCGTAGGCGGCTCGACCGTGACCAGCATCACCCTCAACCAGGGTCTGCTGGAAGACGTCGCGGACGGCGCGAGCATCGCGCTGATCAGCACGGGTGCAACGAACACCGGAAACGTCGCGTTTCACCGCGACGCGGTCGTGTTCGTCTCGCGTCCGTTCCAAGCGAGCAACGCGGCGATCGCGTCGCAGACGATCAGCGACCCGGTCTCGGGCCTGTCGCTGCGGCTCGAGGTCACCCGTGAGCACAAGCGCGATCGCTGGTCGATCGACGCGCTCTACGGCACCAAGGTCGTGCGCCCTGAGGGCGTGGTCAAGGTCATCGGCTAACGCCGGAACCTGCCCGGCTGCGCGTGGGTCTCGCGTGGCTGGGCTTAATCCCAGGAGCTGTAGAAAATGCCGACGTTTGTTGTGGAAGATGGGACGGGCAAGAGCGACGCGAACAGTTACGTCAGCGTGGCCAACGCCGACACCTACTTCGACAACTACGGCGCGCCCGCTACCTGGACGGGCGCGAGCACGGCGAACAAGGAGAAGGCCCTGCGGATCGCGACTGCCTACGTCAGCGAACGCTACGGCAACCGCTGGCGCGGCGTCATCGACAGCGACACGCAGGCGTTGGACTTCCCGCGCAGCGGCGTGGTCGATGCGAGCACGGGGCTGTATTACGACAACGACGAGATGCCGGCCAAGCTGCTTAACGCGACCGCCGAGGTGGCGCTGCGCGAGCTCGCGGGCACATCCCTGCGGCCTGACGTCAAGGCAGGCGAGGGGAACGTGACGAACAGCACGATCAGCGTGGGGGCGATCAGCATCTCCGAGGACTTTATCGGCAGCGCGACAACGTCTCCCGACTTTCCAGAAGTGCGCGACAAGCTCCGCGACCTGATGACGGACGGCGGCGCTGGCCTACTGCACCGGGTGACGCGATGACGTTGGCCGATCGGTTCCGCGCGAAGACCGCCAGCGCCATCGCCAAGATGGGCCAGAGCGGCACGCTGACGGTACCGGTCGGCACCTACAACGTTAACGGCACCGTGTCCGAGAGTGCGACCTCGGTGGTGGTGACGTTGGGCGGACCCGTAACAGATCAAAAGCGATATGCAGAGACGGGTGCCGATGTCCGCGTCACCGCCACCTTTTACGTGAGCGCCGACGGGCTGACCGTCACGCCGACCGTGGCTTCACGGATCACGGCTGGCGGGCGCACGTTTAGCTGCTATGCCTGCGAGCCGTTTAGCGTGCTGGGCAGCGTGGTCTGCTATCAGCTCGACGTGGGCGAGGTGGGCACCTGATGGCTGACGCCGCGCAGTTCCGCAAAGAGCTCGAGGAGTTCGCCGAAGAAGAGATCCTCGGGCGTGCCATCAAGCTGCAAAAGCGCATCCTGTCCGAGGTGCTCACGCAGGTCGTGCAGCGCACGCCCGTGGGCAACCGGAAGCGGTGGAAGCGCAACATCGAGCGCGCAGGGCGCGGACTGCCGCCGCTGCCCAAGGGATACGTGGGCGGGCACGCGCGCAAGAATTGGCAGGTGACGCTCAACAGGCGACCCGCTAACGAGGTCGACGGGCGCGATGCACGCGGCCAGCAAACCATTGATCGCGGCCTGCGGCGTGTTGCACAGATCGACAAGCCGATGATCGGCTACGTGTCCAACCTGCTGCCCTACATGCAGAGGCTCGAGGATGGCCACAGCAAGAGCGCACCAGAGGGCACGATCGTGCGCGACACCGTGCGGATGATCCGACGCAAATACAGGCGGGTGCGATGACCAGCCAAGCCGCCGTTTTCCAGGCCATCCGCTCGCGCTTTGCCACGCAGATCGGCACCGGGCAGAGCATCGACGTGGTCTATGACAACGGCCCAGAGCCGTCGAGCATCTCAGCGAGCTGGTGCCGCTTCATGGTGTCGATCGACAACCAGGAGCAGATCAGCATGGGCACGGTCCGCTACCGCCTGACGGGCACGGCGACCGCGCGGCTGTTCGTCCCTATCGCCAAGGGCGACGGCGCTAGCATCACGCTGGCGGACGCTGTCGTTACCGCATTTCGTGGCGTGCGCCTGACTTCGCCCGACATCGTCTTCACACCGCCGCCGGGCGTCATCGGCACCGCAGACCAAGCAGATGCGTGGTGCATCCGCACCGTCGACATCCCATTCCGAGCTGATATCCAACCATGAGCGATTCCAACCGCCTGCGCGTCTCCATCATCAAGGAGAGCACTTTCGGCACTACGCCTAGCAGCCCTGCCATGAAGGTGCTCTCGGTCACGGGCCAATCCATGCGCGACCGCGTGGGCTACACGCAGAGCAACATCATCAACGACGACCGCAACGTTGAGGAGCTTGTGCGCCTGAGCAAGAGCGCGGCGGGCACCATCCCGATCGAGCTGATGTTCAGCCCCACGGGCGATGCTCTCGAGCTACTGCTGGGCGCGACCATGTGCGGCGTCGAGACCGGCAATAACGTCGCCTACACCGACAGCTCTGGCGTCACGCTGGCCGGAAGCAACAAGGAGATCACAGTCACTACCGATCCACGCACTAACGATCGCGTGGTGGTTGGGGACATCGTGTACGTTACTAGCGACGCCGGAAGTAACGCAGGCTACTACAAGGTGACCACGGTCACGGCCACCAAGATTACCGTTGAGGCCGACGCCAACTTCACCGCCGACAGCTCGAGCGTGTCCATCACGCGAGCCGCGCGCCGCACTAACGGCACGGCAGAGGACAGCTTCACCATCGAGGTCGCGCGCTTAGACGTAGACAAAGCGCAGATCTTCACGGGCTGCGTGGTCAACTCGCTGGACCTGACAATCGCCGACGAGGCCATCGTGACGGGCACGCTGACGTTCGAAGCAGCGAATAGCACGTTCCAGGATACCGACCTTGGCACGGACCAGTTTATCGCCAGCGCCACCTACGCCGACGCGACCGCGCACCCTGTGCTCGACAG